GTAACCACCACGATTCTGGTGGGCGATATCAAGGTCACGTCAGATCCGTTCGTGCCGCCGATCCCCGTCTACAAATTCACCAGCAAGGTGACAGGCGCGATGGCAGCGACTGAAGCTGCTGACATAGCTGATGTTGCCGCATAGCGAGGCAATCCCATGCCGATGACGCCACACAAGGACGAAACGCAATCGGAATTCATGGCGCGGTGTGTTCCTGAAACCATCGGCACCGGTGCCGACAAGCGCCCGCAAGAGCAGGCGGTCGCAATCTGCCTCGATATCTGGCGCAATAAGGACAAGGCAATCAAACAGTCGATCCAGCAACCAATTAAACAAGACCCCCTCCAACCGGATGATGATGAGACTTATCAAGATTTTATGGATCGCTGTACCGACGAGGCTGACGAGGATGCCTGCCAAACAGCGTGGGAAGATCGGCGCGCTCATGGCGTTATTCACAAGACTCATGCCGACGAGGTTAATGGCATGGAATTTGTGCTTTCGGATTCGAGCGTCGACCGGATGGGCGACATCATCGAGGCCGATGGGTGGGATCTTGCGAACTTCAAACGCAACCCCATAGCGCTCGGATTTCATCGCTCTGATTTTCCGATCGGCAAGTGGGCGAATTTGCACGTCAATAAGGACAAGCAATTGCGCGGACATTTGGAGCTGGCGCCGAAAGGCACGTCTCCGCGCATAGATGAATTACGCGCTCTTGTTGGTGCCGGAATTCTCAAGGCCGTGTCGGTCGGGTTCAGGCCGATCGAGCACGCACCGATCAATCCGAAAGATCCGTGGAGCGGCTCGCGCTTCACCAAGCAAGAGTTGGTCGAATGCTCGCTGGTCAGCGTGCCAGCCAATGCCAACGCGATGGCGGTGGCAAAATCACTCAATGTCTCACCCGAAACGCTCGATCTTGTTTTCGCCGGGACCGGCAAAAAAGATGGGATCATCAAGCGCCACGGGTTCACTGGCGGGTCCGCCTCGATATCTCGCAACGGAAAGGGCGCGACCATGTCGCTCCATCAACGAATTGCTGAAATTCAGACCTACATCGGAACCAAAAGCGCCGAACTCGAGGAACACGTCGCGGCGCAGGACGACACCAATGTGTCGGATGAGCAGTACGAGAAGACCAAGCTGCTCAACGACCAGCTCGCGTCAGCCAGACGGCAGCATGCGATGCTGATCGAGGCTGAGAAGAACATTGCCCCCGGAGGCACCAAGCCGAACGGCGGCAATGGCAGCGCGCATAGTCGTGCGCTCGCGACCACTGCGATGGGTTCGACGCGGGAAGCCATCGCCGAATCGGTGGCCGCGCCGATCATTATCAAGTCCCGCAAGAAAGATTGGGACTCGGTCGATCTGCTGGTTCACGCGGGCACCTCGCTGATTGCCGCCAAAAATTGGGGTGTATCACTCGAGGCGGCACGCACGAAAATCTATGGCGACGACGAGCCGACCAAAGTCGTGACCGATTGGGTGATGCGTGCCCCGTCGGCTCCGGCGATGACGACGGTCCCCGGATGGGCGCAGGAGCTCGTTCATCAAATCTATGCTGACCTCATGGGTTTGCTTTTTGCCAAAAGTATTTTCCCAAGATTGTCGGCAAAGGGGTTGACGCTGGCGTTCGGTCAGGCTGGCAAGATCGTCATGCCGACCCGTTCGCGCACGCCATCACTCGCCGGATCGTTCGTCGGCGAGGGCATGGCGATACCCGTCCGCCAGGGCGCCTTCACGTCGCAGACCTTCACGCCGAAAAAGCTCGCGGTCATCTCGGTGTTCACTCGCGAAATGAGCGAGCATTCGATCCCCGCGATCGAGGGCGTGTTGCGCGAGGCCATCGCGCAGGACACCGCGATTGCCATCGACAGCGTGCTGATCGATATCAACCCGGCGACGACCATTCGTCCCGCCGGCATCCTCAACGGCGTAGCCGCGCTCACCGCTACCGCTGGCGGCGGCATCCCGGCTATCGTTGGCGATCTCAAGCAACTCGTCGGCGCGCTGATCGCCAACCTCTACGGCAATCTGCGCAATCCTTGCTGGCTCATGAACCCTGGTGACATGTTGTCCGCATCGCTGGCGACTGCGGTCAACACCGGCATTTTCCCGTTCATGGAGCAGATCCAACAAGGCCAGTTGGGCAACATCCCGATAATTGACTCGGCCACCGTGCCGTCGAAGACCGTGGTGCTGATCGACGCATCGGATTTTGTGACGATGCAAGGAGACGCAGTTCGTATGGAGCTCAGCGATACTGCGACTCTGCATATGGAGGACACGAATCCGCTGGATCTCGTTAGCGGTTCGCCGGGCACCGTCGCATCACCGCAGCGTTCGCTGTTCCAGACGGACAGCATCGCGCTTCGAATGATCGCGCCACTCAACTGGGCTATCCGTCGTCCCGGCACCGTGGCGTGGACCCAGAACGTCACTTGGTAATGATGATCAACTAATCAATATTAGCTGATCAAAGAACTCAATCCGCCTGAAAAGGAGATCCAGATGGCCGAAGAGAAACGCGACGATCCCGGCAAAGCCCTTAAGGAAAAGTCCATGGCAGAGTTTGCCAAACGGACCAAGGGCAAACCGACGCCGACGCAGGACGAGCTCGACCGGGCAAACCTCGGCGAGCATATCACTGAGCACGAAGCCGACGGCGCCGAGCTCGAGGAAGTTGCGGCGAAGCAATTGGAAGCCAAGCCCGCCAGCGGCGGCGGCTATCAAACCCGGCAAGCGACGCCGCAACCGCGTAAAGCTGAGTAAACGCCTAATTGCGGGGTGCTGATAAACGGCACCCCGCTTTCCCATTCCGCAAAGGCTGTTCGCATTCATGGGTGCGCTCGATCGCATCGCCAGCGGGTTCCGCACGCTTGTCCGCGCCACCGAAGGCGCGTTCCGGCCGGGGCCCTATTTTTTGCCCGTGAGCGGCGGATGGTTGCCGGACGGTGCGCCTACAAATTGGTGGCAGCTTGGAATGAATCCGCAAGGCGTGCCAAGCCACGGCGCGATGGTCGAGGCCTGCATCAGCGCGTACTCGCAAACGGTGGCCATGTGTCCAGGGACGCACTGGGCAATGAACGCCAAGGGCGGACGTGATCGCATCATAACATCCGCGCTGTCGCGCATACTGCGGCACCCAAATGACTATCAGAGCATTTCGGACTTCATGCTCAATCTGACGCGCTCGCTCTATCTCGAGGGCAACGCATACGCGCTCTGTCTGCGCAACGATCGTTTTGAAATTGACGAGCTGCATTTGATGGACCCGTGGCAGAGTCGACCGCAACTCGCCGTTACCGGTGACGTGTTCTATACGCTCGCTGGCAACAACGTGATCGCACAACGAATGCAAGGCGAGCAAAACGTGATGTTGGTGGTGCCGCAGCGCGACGTGCTGCACGTCCGGCTGCATACTCCAGGACGCAAACAACCGTTTCCGTTGCGCGGCGAGACGCCGCTTCTTGCGGCCTATGCCGACATCGCGACCAGCGAAGCCATCGCAAATCAGCAAATCCAATTTTACCGAAACGAGGCGCGCCCATCCGCTGTGCTGCAAACCGACATGGCGCTCGACAAGGATCTGGTGCAGGCGCTCACCGATCGCTGGGACGAAAAGAGCAGAGGATTGCATCAGGGCAAAACGCCCGTGCTCACCCACGGTCTCAAGGTGACGCCATGGGCTACACCGGGCAAGGATGCGGCGATAGCCGAGATGATGAAGCTCTCACAAGAGCACATCGCGCTGGCATTTCGCATTCCACTGCAGATCCTCGGCATCGGCGGTACGCCATACAGCTCGACTGAGCTGCTCATGCAGTCGTGGGTCGCAAGCGGGTTGGGCTTTTGCCTCAATCACATCGAAGAAGCTTTCGGCGTGACCTTCGGCCTCTGGGGTCTGCCCGACGAATATCTGGAATTTGACACGGCGGCATTGCTGCGCTCGGCCTTTAAGGAACGCGTCGAGGGTTTGGCTCGAGCGGTGCAGGGCGGTGTGTATTCGCCTAA